ATGACGCCCGATGACCCCGTGGTCGCCCAGATCCAGCTCGGCATCCTGCTTCGGGAGCTCCGCGGCCACGCTGGGCGCACAGCCGCCGAGGCCGCAAGTCACATCGGGATCTCCACAGGCAGCTTCAGCCGCATCGAGAACGGCAAGCAGACCATCAAGGCCGAGGACGTGTCTGCGCTGCTGGACTTCTACGGAGCCGATGATCAAGCGTCGGCGGAGGCGTTGAAGCTCGCCTCGGTGCCACGCCCAACACGCCGCCGACGCAGCACGTCATACCGAGACGCGGTCCCGAACTGGTTTCGCCGGTTCCTCGTGTTGGAGTCAGAGGCCAACGACATCTCGATCTACGAGAACGAGATCGTCACGGGGCTCTGCCAGACCGAGGAGTACGCCCGGGTCCTCCTACGAGCCGGGCCCCGCTGGCTGGAAGCGCCGAACTTGACCGGCAGGTCTACATGCGTACCAGTCGTCAACAGATTCTCGAGCGCAGCGACCCTCCGCCGCCCGTGCTCGATGTGATCTTGCATGAGGCGACCTTGCATCGGTTCATCGGCAACGAGTCGATCATGCGTGGCCAACTTCAACGCCTGCTCGAACTGAGCGAAGCCCCGGCCGTCGAGCTTCGGGTGCTGCCGTTCCGGCCGATACCGACGCGAACTTACGACGAGGCGTTCACTGCGACCAGCAGGTTCACGCTGCTCAAACTGCCAGAACGCGGAACAGTCCTGTACTTGGAGGACTTCGCAGGAGCCACGTACCCCGAGGACCTTCTTCTAATTCAGCAATACGCCAACGCCTACCAGCGGCTCCACGCTGCATCGGCAGACCCCCGGACTTCCCGCGATCTGATCGCCAAGGTTGCCCGGCAGTACATGTGATACACATCCAAGTAGAAGGAGCCGGCGATGGCTACCAAGAACCTAGGGCAGTACCGCTGGCGAAAGAGCAGTCGCAGTGGCAATCAAGGCCAGTGCGTCGAGGTCGGCATCAGCGCGCCCGAACCGGACGGCGTCGCCATTCGCGACTCAAAGGCCCCGCAAGCTGGCGTGCTTTGCGTGGGGGTCCACGGCTGGGCCAGCTTTGTTGCCACGTTGCGGCTCGCTCGATCAGCGCGTTGATCGAGGTCTTCGGCTTAGGGGAAGGTGACGTGAACCGCGAGGGAGAGCCGCAGACCAAGTAGGCCAGACCGTATGGCGGGGAGTGCGACCAGCCCTCATGCTCGCGTGAGGACACTCGTGCTCCCCGTCATCGCTCGACAACTGGATGGTCAGCGTCAAGGGAGCCCGGCGCCGCCGGCTCGTCTCGTTGTCGAGGATCTGGGATACATCCAAGAGCTGCGTACCGGAGGCGTTCTGATCGCCGAACGCTCTCCTCGCAAGCGATGCGGCCTTCTTCCGTAGCAAGGGCTTCGTCAAGACGCTGGTGGTGCAGATCGTTGATGACAGTGGACAGTGCCCCCACTGAAACGCCCGGACCCGCGAAGATCACGTAAGTCCCATCAGGTCGTTCCACCAGTTGGGCCGAGTCGCCTAGATGGTCGTAAATCTTGATCAAGTCGAGGTCTATTGGCACGCCTGTCTCCCTACGCACAACCCCCCAGGTTGCGCTGTGCTCCGGGTGTCACCAGGTCCCGGCTAGGCCCCGCGGGCGAGGTGTCGCCCGCGAAGTCGGCGAGCGTAGCGGCTCTCAAGCTTCCGCGCACGCCACCTAGGTAGACCTGATGCACAACCATCTTAGGATCAAGACACCTAGGTCGGATGTGATCTAGATGTTGGGCGTGATGCTGATCTCTGGAGCGATCGAGTTCGCCCGATGCTGTTCAGCCGTTGCTTGGTCCGCTTCCAGCACCCCTAGCAGACCGTCAGCGATGCGCTGTCGGCTCGGCGTGAGGCGCGAGTAGCGCACTCCGAACTGCATGGCCTGTGGCGTAAGCGGCACACCAGCTCCGGCCTGGTCAACGGGATCATGCACACCCGCGTCCGCGAAGAAGGCACTTGACACCTCGGACAAGGGCGCGCCCAACGCGTCCCTGAACCGCTCAAGCACCTTGACGCCAACGCCACGGCCAAGCTTGCTGGGTTTCACGTGCTGCGCCAGCAATCCTGGCCTCAACCCGGCCTCACGTTCGATCTCGGCCACCGACTTGCCTGGGCGGTATCGGCGCAAGAGGGCTTCGACATGGCTCTTGGCTTGCTCCAAAGCATCCCCCTTGTTCACAAAGCCGCCAATGACTTGTGCGTACTCCGTACCGACATCCAACAGCCTAGACGCGGCCAACGTCACCCGGGGACACCGTAGGACGCGAATCCCCACGGCGCACGAGAGGTTGCCAGAACGCAACTGCTTACACCAGGTGACTGTCAGATCACACCCACCGGGACGGTTCATCGAACTTTCTTGACAGAGATGGTTCGGTGATCCACTGTGGAAGGGCCCGCCGGGATGGGTTGTCAATCCTCCGGTCGGCGGGTTTCGCCTCTGGGGGAGGTTTGCTGTGTCCTGGCGATTAGCGCGCCTGTTCGTCGGCGTGTGCGCGGCGTTGCTGTCGCGTTGGCTGGCGATGTTATCCACGGTGCCGAGTGGACGGTTCTGCTCGGCGCGTTGACACCTCTGGCCTTCCTGTGTCCTTCCGAGGTCTTGTCGCGCCGCTGGGAGGCGGCTTCGCCATGTCCACAACAGCTTTGGCTATGCCCGAACCGGACCCGAGCAGCGCGGGTTCGGCGTTGTCTCCGGTCTCGCTAGATCGGATCGCGGACGAGTTCGCCCAACTCGAACGATTGGTCCCGCGTCTGGACAAGCTCGCCGCCCGGCAGAGGCACTTGCAGCGGGTGATCAAGGCCGTCCTGGGGGACGGTGAGATCGGCACGATCGGGAACGTTCCGGTGGTGTCGTGGAAGAAGACGCTGCGGGTCGCGGTGTCACAGAAGCTACTCAAGGAGCGGTACCCGCACATCGTGTCGGAGGTATCCGATATCACCGAGGTGCGCCGGTTCCTGCTGCTCGACCGGTGAAGGCCGCCACGGCATCCCGCGAGCTCGACGTTCGGGAGCTGGTGGGCGAGATCGCGCGGCGCGCGATCTCGCTCCCCCCAGCGACGGGTGACCCGGTCGCGGCGGTGGCCGCGTTGCTGGTGCTCGACCCGCGCAACACCGACCACGTCGAGGCGGTCACCACGGTCATCGTGTGCGACGCGTTGGGCGACCCGTGGCGGGAGACCACCGCCAACCAGTGGCGCGCGGTGCTGCCGACGTGGATCCGGCCGCAGGTGATCGGGGCAACCGTGCAGCGGATGAGCGCCGCCGGGGTCCTGGTCCACACCGGCCGCTGGGTCCGCTCGACCGACACGGCCGGGGGCAACGGCGGCAAACCGCAACCGGTGTACCGGGTGATCGTCCCTGGGGAGGACCAGCCGTTGCCGTTCGCGCGGCTGGGAGACGTGGGGCCGGTTGGCCCCGACAGGACGTGATACCGGCTGACTGCCACGCCGACGCCGAGTCGGCTCGCCGATGCGTCAACGGCGAGCTGGTCGCCGAGGAGCTGACCACGACGGCCCGCGGGCTGGTCGTGGCGTGGCTGCACGCCCGAGGACTGCCCGACACCGAGATCGCCCGGCGCGCCCGGATGTCGACCTACACCGCTTTCCGCATCCGCTCGCGCCTGGGACTTCGGGCGCACACCGCAGACTGTTCAAGGAGCAACGCACGTGGCGCGTGATCACGCCCGCATCTACTGCACCATCTGGGACGACGACGACTTCCTGTCCTTGTCCACGCTGGCGAAGTTGGTCTACATCCACCTTCTGTCACAGAAGAAGCTGAGCTATGCCGGGCTGCTCGACCTGGCGGCCAAGCGGTGGGCGCGCGCCCACCCCGACCACGACGTGGCGGAGGTCCGGGCCGCGTTGGCCGAGCTGGCCGCCGCGCGCATGATCCTGGTCGACCACGACACCGAAGAGGTGTTGATCAGGACCCTGATCCGCAACGACGGCATCGCCAAGCAGCCGCAGGTGCTCGCCGCCGCGCTGCGGCAGGCGTATGCCATCGAGTCGCCGATCCTGCGCGCCGCGTTGGCGGCCGAGCTGCGCCGCCTGCCGATGGAGGTCTGCGGGTCCGCGCCGTCGATCATCGCCGCGTCGCTCGAGCGCGGCGACACCGTGCCGCCGATCGAGATCAAACCCGCGCGCCGCCGCCAGGCCCGCGCCGCCGGGGAGGACGTCGACCAGGTCGCGGCCGACACGGCCGACCCTGCGATGGACCCCTCGGCCGACCCTGCCGGGAAGGGTTCCGCGCGCCCTCTGGGGGAAGGGGGTAGGGGGAAGGGGGAGTCTTCCCGTCTCACCTTGCGTTCTTCTTCTAGGCGCACGCGCGCGAAACCACGGGATCGGGAGCTGGCCGCGCGCCTGGTCGCCGAGCACATCCCGGCACAGCCGCGTCGGGTGAGCGACCGGCTCACCGCCGAGGCCGCCGCGTTGCTGGCCGAGGGCATCGCGCCCGACCGGGTCGGGGCCGGCCTGCGGCGCTGGTCCCAACGACGGGTCGGGGCCGGTCTGCTCCCCGAGTTGGTCGGCGAGGCCATGCGCACCGCCGCACCCGCCGGGGCCGCGGGCAACCCCTTGGTCGCCGCGCTGGAGCTGGCGCGCCGGGTCGCGCACGAGGACCAGGACGACTCCGAGCTGGGACGCATCCTGCGCACCGCCGACGACGACACCGCGCTGGCGGCGCTGCTGTCGATGGGGGCGGCGGCATGAGCCAGGCCCCCGCGACCGACCAGGCCGCGCCGCGCATGTCCCGCACCGAGGTCAGCGGCCTGTTGGCCATGATGGCGGCGTTCCGCTCCCGCACACCCAGCGACACCGAGCTGACCTGGTGGCAGCACCAACTCGCCGAGTACAGCGGCGCTGAATGCCAGGCCGCGCTCCTGGCCCACTCCAAGACCAGCCCGGACAGCGTCACCCCTGCGCAGATCATCCGGCGCATCCGCGACGCGCGCCAGCGAACCGAGACCCAGCGCCGACGACTGGCCCGCGACCCGGTCGCCGAGCAGGCCCGCAGTGCCGCCGCAGCGCGGCGAGGGATGGCCGCCGTCTACGCCGAGACCGGCTGGACCCGACTGCCCGAACAGCACACCGCGCTGCGGGTCCCGTGCCCTGAACCGGGATGCGAGGTACCCGCCGACGTGATGTGCCTGACGGTCGGCTTCCGCGACCGCCGGGACCCGGCCACCCGCGTGCACCGGTCCCGGCTGGCCGCCGCCCAGGCGCGACCAGAGCACCCCGAGGAGGCGACCCGATGACCGGGACCGACGACCTGGACATCTACGCGCCGACCCCGTGTCTGCTCGGCTGCGTGGCCCCGGGCGGGGAACCGTTCCCGGCCCAGCACGGGTACCGCACGTGCGACCTGTGTGCCGATCGGCTGCGCGCCACGCTGACCGAGCTGGTCGAGCTGTACGCGCTCGTCGATGACGCCGTAGTCCCGGGCCGCGGTGGGTCTGCGGCGCGCGGAGCACCCGGTCACGGGTCCCGTTCCCCCGCCCGCGACAGCGTGATCGTGCTGACCGACCCGCGCACCCACGCTGTCGAGGACGGCGACCCGCACTCCGTGCTGGCGGTGCTGTCGAGCTGGGCGGACAACGTCCGCTCCGACACCGGCCAGGACCCGCGCACCGGAGCGGCCACTGTGTCGGGCGAGGTCGCCTTGCTGGTGCGCTGGATGGACTGGATGACCCGCCAGTACTGGATCGGCGACCTGGGCCAGGAGGTGGACGAGCTCGCGCACCAGCTCCGCGCCGCACTCGGCCTCCAGGAGCGCACCATCCCGGTCGGGCCGTGCCCGAACCGGGTCACCGACCCGGACACCGGTCGCACGGTCACCTGCGGCGCACCGCTGCGGGCGCGGCTATCGGTCGAACGGATCAGGTGCCGACGCTGCCGCGCGAGCTGGCCACGCGAACGCTGGGACGAACTCGGCGGCGAACTGGGCGTTCCGGTGTCGGACTTCGCCTCGCTGTCGGCATGGCTGGCGACCCCGACCGGCACCTTGCGCCGCTGGCGCCACGAGGACCGGTGGGCCAACCACGGCACCAAGGCCCGGCCCGTGTTCGCGCGGACGGACGCGCTCGCGTCCTGGCGGCGCAGACACGCCCCGGCGGCCCCGGTGTGACGGGTGCGGGACCGGTGACCACTCGAAGGCGGTTGGAACCACCGGTCCCGCGATGTCCCGTTGCGCTCGGCCACGAAGGCCGAAGAAAGGACACGCTCAGTGTAGGCGAGCGGCCTTCTGTGTCGCCAGGTGGCGTCGTGGATCACCTTCACTAGCTCCACTCCATACATTGCCGATAGAGTTATTGATGTGAGGGGGACGGGATGGAACCCCACCCCACGCGGAAGGAAACCGTTGCGCCACAGAGAAAGGGACACCATGGACTTCCCCGAACCGACCAGGATCGGCCACTTCAAGGAGGTGAACGTGCTGGCGGTATACCGCTGGCTGGTCGAGCCCGAGCGCCCCCTGGTGCCGCGAGTCGCCGACGACCCGGCGCCCCTTGTGGACGCCTTGTTCAGCGATGACCTTTGCTACTGCGGCCGATGCACCCTCCTGGCGACCGACATGCGTCCCTGTCCTGCCATTGAGGAGCGGGCGGGCATCGCCCGCCAGCAGTTTCAGGAGCTATACCCCGACTTCAGTGTCCAAACGGGATGGTTCACCATGCCCGCCTACTTCACCGAAAGGTGGAGGGCGAAGGAGGTGGTCAACCGGCTGATCGACCTGGCGCCGGAGGACTGAGTGGACCGGGATGGGGGCGCCAGCGCTCCCATCCCGCCTCGAAGTGGCGTCGTGGATCACCTTCGCTAGCTCCACTCCATGCATTGCCGATAGAGTTATTGATGTGAGGGGGACGGGATGGAACCCCGAAGCCAACACAGAACCGTTGCGCTGAAACGAAAGGATCTCCGATGACCACCGCCAAGAAGACCTCCGTCGAGACGACGCGAGAGCAGAAGGCCAAGATCAAGCAGAAGGTCGCCGCCCTTCTGGCCAAGGCCGAGAGCACCGAGTTCCCCGCTGAGGCGCAGGAACTCGCCGCGAAGGCCGCCGAGCTGATCGCCCGGTACAACTTGGACGCCGCGGCGGCCCGCGACGACAAGGGTGCCAAGCCGGAGCCGATCTCGACGGTGGACTTCACCGTGAGCGGCCAGGGCTGGCACGGCAAGGCGCGGTCGGCGTTGTACTGGGCCGTTGCCGAGGCGACCGGCTGCAAGGCCGTGCACATCAACAACAAGATGAACGGCGAGGACCGCCTGGTGACCGTGGTCGGCGCCGCCTCGACGATCGACGGCCTCAAGATGCTCCTGCCCTCCATCCTGTTGCAGGCGGAGTCTTCCGGAGCCAAGGCCGCCAAGGAGCACATGGCCGAGGTCGGCCCCAGGATCGACACGGCCGCCGACAAGAACATCGAGCGCAGGTCCTACTTCCGGTCCTACCTGGAGGGTTACGGCAAGGGCGTGGCGGAGAAGATCCGCGCCACCCGCCAGGGCATCGTGGAGGAGATGCAGGAGGACCCCAAGGCGCTGATCCTTGTCAGGGATGAGGACCGGGTCAAGGCCGAGTTCGCACGCAAGTTCCCCCAGACCAGGCTCCTGCCCACGGACAAGAAGAACGCCGCCGGGAACGCGGCCGGCGTCCGCGACGGCCGACTGGCTGACACCGGTCAGACCAAGGTCAAGACCAAGGGCGCCAAGGTGATCGGCTAGGTGACCGGGGTGTCCCGACTCAGGTCGGGACACCCCGCTCGCGTCGTGGATCACCTTCCACCCTCCACTTATTACCGATAGAGTTAGTGACGTCCGAGAGTTGGGACGGAACCCCGCTGTCGGACGAGAACCCGTTGCAGAGAAAGGCAAACAATGTCCACGCGTGACTGGACGTTCGATCTGGCCCTACCGCTCCCGCCGATGCGGGTCTCGCTACCCCCCAACACCTACGACGCGATCGTGATCGACGGCGACACCTGTGCCTCGGTGGTCATGGAACCCGACACGCTGTTCCGGCACATGCTGACGATGGTCTCCGACCCGGCCGCGACCTGTCTACAGGTCAACGACACCATCGGCTTCTGGGTCGGCAAGGACAGCGCGGATCACTTCGACCGCTCCCCGGCCGCGAACTACGTGCTGGAGCGGATGCTGTCGGATATCGCTGTCGGCGCCTACCCGGACACCGAGGAAACCCGGCTGGCGGCCGTGGCCCGATTTGCAGGACCCGGCGTGCCCGTGCTGCACGGTCCTTGCGTGATCACTGGAATGGGCTTGGACGAACGCGTTCTGGCTCCTTTGTCGGCGGTGTTCTGGGACTGGTTCGAGCCCGTCCAAGAGGTGATGGACCAACTGCGCGCCGGACACCAGTTCGCTGGTTTCCTGCGAGACCAAGAGATTCCCGTCCGCTCGATCGTCTCGGTGACCATCCGGAGCGAATGACAGACCCGCGCCCCGGCTCGACAGGGCCGGGGCGCGCCCTGGGGGCGCACGGCGCGTGCTGCCCGCAACCCGTAGCGAGAACGAGAGGAACACCCGTGAACGACACCCTTCCCCCCGAACTGACCCGCCTGCTGGAGCGGATCAGCGACCTGTTCGGCCAGCCGGTCGACCAGTCACCGGACGCCGCGACGTGGTCAACGGGCCGCCCGGAGGGCAGCGACATGTCCGGCCGGTTCGGCGCCGTGATCATCGGCGGTCCCAACGGGCTCGTCACGCGAATGGCTCTGACCGAGGACAACGCCTTGGACCGGATCAGGAACGCCGTCGGGCAGACCACGGTGGCCCCCCTGGACCTGGTGTCCGGGGTCGGCTTCTGGCGAGGTGTGGACGATGCGCGCGTGGGGTTGAACGTCCCCGCGATGCACACGATCACGAAGCTGGCACGGGACGTGGTCAGCGGGGCTTACGCCGCCAGCGACCGGGACACGGCGCAAGTCCGGCGCGCGTTCGCCGACGGCGCCAACACCCCGACCGTGCACGGCCCCTGTGTGGTGACCGGCCTCACCGCCGACGGCAAGCCCGCCCCGTTCGGCGAGCGCCTGGCCGACTGGGTTGACGACTACATCGCCGAATTGAACTACATGTCCCTCGGTACCCAGATCGCCCAACAGCTCCGCAGCGCCGGGATCCCGTTGAGCGACATTCGTGGGCTGACGCTCGGCGTGGTCACCGACTGATCCGCCGGCAACGTCGCCCCGGCCCCCGACCGGGGTCGGGGCGACGGCCACAATGAGGTAGCCGACCAGCGCAGGAAGGAGCCGACCGACCGTGATCCCCGCCGGACGCGCCGCCGTCGACCGACGCGGTATTGCCGCCCTTCATGGCCTGTCGGAGGCCACCGCGCACAAGACCCGTCCCTGGGCACACCCCAGTCATCCCGCCCCACTCACCCCGGGCAAGCCACGACGTGGGCACCCTCGCCTGTGGGACGAGGAACAGGCCGAGGCATACGCGGCGGGCCGGCCCATCCCGCCGCTTCCCCAAGGGCAGGACCCTCGGGACCTGCTGAACCAGGATGAGGCCGCGGCGCTGGCGGGAGTCCAGCCCGCGACCTGGGCTCGCTACCAGTACACCGAGCGCACACGCGCCAAGGCCCGCGACGGTGGCCCCCTGATCCCACCTCCGGACGAGACGGTGTGCGGGGCCGACCACTGGTACCGCGCCACCATCGAGCACTACATCAATGAGCGAGACGCACGCGCGGGCCAGGCCCTCGGCGGCCGCCCCGTGAACACCGACATCGCCACCGCCGTCGCCGAGCTGGTGCACGCCGCACAAGCCGACGGCGGCACGGTCAACATCGCCGAGGTGTCACGGACAGTGGGAATCGCCTACAACACCGCCCGCTCCCACATCCGCCGCATCACCGGCGACACGCGATAGGTGGTTGCGCCTGACCTGCGGCGAACGTAGAGTGATCAACAGTGGTGTCGTGTACCCACCGCACGACACCCTGACGCGGTCGAGAACCCCGGGAGCCTGACGCCACGGCCCCGGGGTTCTCCCGTTCCCGCACTCCCCGCTCATCTCCGCAGGCCGGGGGTGGGGCGTGGGTGCCTGGTCGGGCAGCGACCGCCGTGCACGTCTTCCCGTCGACTGGCACCGGCGCCGCGCGCTGGTGCTGGCTCGGGACCCGGTGTGCCGGTTGTGCGGGGTGTGGCCCTCCACCGAGGCCGACCACGTCATCGCGGGCGACGACCACTCGCTGTCCAACCTGCAAGGCGTGTGCGGCCCGTGCCACCGGGCCAAGAGTTCCAGCGAGGGCGGACGCGCGGCTGCTGCACGACGCCCCGCCCGCCTTCGGCCGCCGGAACCCCATCCCGGTGAGCTGCCCCGGCCGACAGATCGACCCGACCGTCAACCCTGAACCGTCGACAGGTCGGCCCGGGGCGGCCCCACCCGCACGCCGGACCCCAGGGGGCGTACCCCCTGCCCCCGCCACCGCCGAGCACCGGTTGGTCATAGCGACTCGCGGTCCGTACGAAACTCCCCGACCGCCGCACGCGGCGCGCACCCCGTCTCGCACCCGCGCTCACCTGGGAGAACGCATGTCCACAGCTCGGCCGCCAGCACGCGCACCGCAGCGCCGGAAGGGGGTGGTCGGCGATATCGACTTCACCCCCCAGCCCGCCACGAGCCTGCCCAGACTCGACCAGCTCTCGCCCATCACCCAGCGCCGCCACGCCCGCACCACCGCACGCTGACCCGACCGTCGCGCTGCTGGTCGCACCCTGCACGCGGGCCGCCGCCGACCACGCGATCAGCCGCTGGCACTACAGCGCCAAGACCCCGCGCGGCAAGCTCGCCTGCTTCGGCGTGTGGGAGCACGGCGTGTTCGTCGGCGCGATCGTCTACGGCCGAGGCGCGTCCAACCACCTGGGCCGTCCCTACGGCCTGGACCAGACGCAGGTGGCCGAGCTGGTGCGCGTCGCGCTCACCGACCACGCCGCCCCGGTCACCCAGATGATCGCCGCCACCCTGCGCCAGCTCCGCGCCGCGTCACCGGGCCTGCGGCTGGTGGTGTCGTTCGCCGACACCACCCAGGGCCACCACGGCGGCATCTACCAGGCCGGGAACTGGATCTACACCGGCACCACCGACCCGCACACCCTGTCCTACGTCGTGCACGGCCGCGAGATCCACGGGCGCAGCCTGCGCCACCTCGCGGTTGCCCGCGGCCCCGGCGAGACCGCCGAGGAGTTCGTCCGCCGCACGATCGACCCGCACGTCCGGTCGATCACGACGCCCACGCTCAAGCACCGCTACCTCTACCCGCTCGATCGGGCCATGCGCCGCCAGCTCCTAGACCGCGCCCGCCCCTACCCGACCCGCCTGGAGGTGAGTCCCCGTGCCTGAGCGCCAGGTGCCCGGTTCGGCCGACGTGCTGACCAAACCCGCCGTCCACGACTACCGCGAGCGCCACGGGATCGTGGTCATCTGCCGCGACTCGCGCCACCAGGAGCAGGTCTACGCCCAGCTCCGCGGGCTGGGCCTGCGCTGCCGGGTGGTAAGCGTCTGATGCTGATCAACGTGCGTCACCAGGTACCGGTGGCCGAGTCCTACAGGGCCGCCAAGGTGCGCGGCCTGTTCAACGCCACCGACGAGCAGGCCACCCGGTTCGAGCTCGACGCCGACCTGCCCATCGATGACGACCGTTGGCGGATCGGGGTGGTCGTCGGGCCGTCCGGGTCGGGCAAGTCCAGCATCGGCCGCACCCTGTGGGACGGCTCCGCGTTCTACCCCGGCGACGACTGGCCCGCCGACGCGCCGATCATCGACGCGATCGACCCCGGCGGCGACTTCGAGGCGGCCACGGCCGCGTTGAGCGCGGCCGGACTCGGGGACGTGCCGGTGTGGCTGCGCCCGTACCGGGTCCTCTCGACCGGGCAGCGCTTCCGCGCCGACCTGGCCCGCGTGATCGCCGAGCAGCCCGACCGGGTCGTGATCGACGAGTTCACCTCGACCGTGGACCGCCAGATCGCCCGCGTCGGGGCCGGGGCGTTCGCCAGGGCATGGCGACGCGGTAGCGGCCAAGCGGTCCTGCTCACCTGCCACCACGACGTGCTCGACTGGCTGGAACCCGACTGGGTCTACGACACCGGCACCGCCACGTTCACCAGGGGGTCGGTTCAATTCCGGCGCCCCAGGATCGACGTGGAGGTCCGGCTGGGCGGCTGGAACCTATGGCCGGCCTTCCGGGCACATCACTATCTAGACCTGCCCAAGATGGTCGCCGCGCGCGCCTATGTCGGTTTCGTGGACGGCGAGCCGGTCGCCCACGTCGGCATCACCACCAAGTCGCTGACGACCGGCCCCCACGCGGACCGGATCGTGTCGGTGGAGGCCCGCGCGAGCCGTCTGGTCGTCATGCCCGAATGGCAGGGCGCGGGCGTCGGTACCCGCTTCCTCAACCACGTCGCCGAGCTGCAACGCACCGGGAACGGCACCCTGCAGGGCCGCCGGATGACCACCTTGTTCCACACCAGCCACCCCAACCTCGCCGCAGCACTGCGCCGTGACGACCGGTGGCGACAGATCACCGCCCGACTCACCGGCCACAAGACCGGCAGAAGCGAACGCGACTGGCCCCAACGCGACAAGTCGTTGCCGCGCACCGGCTACGGCGGACACTTCCGCGCCCTCCAGGGATTCCGCTACTACGGCTGAGGAGGTGCCCCGTGCGCCTGTTCCTCTCCGGTCAAGGCGGCTTCGCCCTCGCCGTCGCCGAAGCGGCCACCGACCGCGGGCACACCCTCGCCGGGATCGCCACCCCCGCCACCCGCCGCAACCGCGCCGACGACGGCGACCCGCTGAACTGGGACCGGGTGCGCGCCTGGGCCTACCCCCGCCGCGTCCCCTGGGTCGACGCCGACCAGCTCCGCGCCCACCACGTCCCGACTGACACCGACGTCATCCTCGCCGCCCACTCCCACGCCTTCATCGGCCGCGCCACCCGCGCCCGCGCCAAGGTCGCCGCGATCGGCTACCACCCCAGCCTGCTGCCGCTACACCGTGGCCGCGACGCGATCCGCTGGACCGTCCGCGACCGCGACAAGGTCACCGGCGGCAGCGTCTACCACCTCACCGAGCACACCGACGCCGGGCCACTCGCCGCCCAGGAACACATCCTGGTCCCCCCGAACGCCACCGCGCGCACCCTCTGGCGCGAACACCTCGCCCCGCTCGGAGTGCGGCTGATCCTGCGCGTGCTCGACGACCTCGCGGCCGGACACCGTGTCGAGGTACCCCAGGACGAGGCCCGCGCCACCTGGGAACCATCCTGGTCGCGGCCACCCTTGGTGAAGCCCGAACTCCCGCAACTACCCGGAACCACTGCGATGCACACCCATCCGGACGCGCTGTACCGCGACTAGATCGACCGCTGTCCAAGGTGACCGGAACAGGCTGCACCAGGCGACCTCGTATGTGCCGATAAGGGTCCTATCCGAGGCCACTCAGGACAACCTGGATGGCGCTGAGCACGCCACGTTCGGCGGCGTCAATGAGCGGCCGGACCGGACGATATGTACCGCTACCTGCGGTCTTGCCGTTCCAGTAGCCATCGAGTTCGCTCTGCGGTACGAGCGTCTGCGCCACCTGGCGCAAGTACAGGTCGGGGGAGCCATCGTCCATGCAAGTCCAGGACACGAAGATTCCAGCGTCACGTTGGCGTAGCGCCTTCATATGCATCCTCCCTACAAGCGTGGCACAGTTCCTGTACTGCTGATACAGGTTCTGGGGGATGTGCGGCCTGACCATGCTCACACGTAGCTGAAGACGGCCGATTTCCTCAGCGTGCCGTCCCTCCGTCAAACCGCCAAGGGAAGCAGCGAGATCAGGTCGCGCAAAGACTCCCGAATACTCGGAGTCGATCAGGAGGTCGTACAAGACCTCGACGCCTCCCACAAGGCGCCGTTGCTCGACAAGGCAGCTCCACACCTCGTTCACCGCCCTGACACGTTCCTCATGGACGATACTGTTCGTAAACAAACGCCTCACATCGCCGGAATTCGCCCTGATGCTGGCCGCACCCCGGCGAATGAGGATATCGCCCGAGCGGAAAACCACGGGCTTGTCGCTCCTGATCTGGCCGTCTAGCGCCGCCAGTACGGGCTGAGAGAAGCGGCGTCGGAAATAGACCATCCCGTATCGCCGCTCCTCATCCGTGCCGGGCTCGATCAGTATGTGCTCAGCCGCCACGACAACAAAGTCGCCGTCAACGTATTTCTCGATGGCCCGACGGATGGCCGTGGTGTCGATCTTCTCCGTGGCAGTCAAGCCAACGTGCTCAAACTTGTCTGTTACGCCGACGATGATTGTTCCCCCGTTCGGCAGATTGCAGAAGGCGAGCGCATCCTTGGCGAGGTTGACCCTGGCGGAGGTGCTAGTAAGGTCGTTCAGCGTCTCCTTGAAGTCCCATTCATCGCCTTCTCCGCGCACGGACACCAATTGCTCGAACATTCGGCGCGAGATCGGATCCTGTTGGTCGGCATCAGCCCGATGTGGCTGGCCGGACGGACTGGTCACGGAATGGCCCGCTCTCTGTAGTCGTTGGCTCAGGCGAACAGTTCACGGCTGTAAAGCAGGTCGAGAACGCCTGCACCTTAGCCGGATGTCGACCCTCCGTCTCTACCCCGATCACCTCGGTGACCAGGCGATCAAGGCTCGGAGGTGGGCTGTGCCGCTGGCTGGACGCTCGCCCTCGGCGAACCCCCGGAACCGCAACGCCAAGACCTACGACTGGACCACGGTCGAGGCCACTGCCTACGACGGGCCGTCGCCGGAGCTTCCGGCCAAGGGCGGGCGTCAGCGTTGGCATCGGGAGACGCGGGCGTGGTGGGAGGCGGTGCGCCGGATGCCGCACTGTCGTCTGTGGACTGACACCGACTGGCGGTTCGCCATGGAGACCGCGGTGCTGGTCGAGGCGTTCTGGCGTGATTCGCCGTCGGTGGCGGCCGAGCTGCGGTTGAGGTCGGCCAAGCTGGGCCTGACCCACGAGGACCGGCTGAAGCTGCGCATCCGCTACGCCGCCCCCGACGATGGGGACCAGGTGCTCACGCAGACCCCGGCCGCCGTGGCGCGTCTGGACGAGCGGCGCAAGAGGCTGGTCGACGGTGCCTCGTGAGCTGGTCCACGCACCAGGCCATGACCGGACCCGCTCGCTCGGATGGCTTGCCACGGCGTGGATCGAGCACTGGTGCGTGCACGGCCCCGGCGACGTGCAAGGCGACGAGGTCGAGCTCGATGACGAGTTCGTCGGGTTCCTGGTCGACGCCTACGCGCTCGACGCGGACGGGCGGCGGCTCTACTCCCGGGCCGCGCTGGTGCGTCCCAAGGGCCGCTCCAAGTCCGAGCTGGCCGGTTTTGTCGGCCTGTTCGAGGCGCGCGGGCCGAGTCGCTTCGCCGGGTGGGCCACCGGCGGCGAGGTCTACCGGTGGCGGGACTTCGTCTACCACTACGCCCCCGGCGAGCCGATGGGCCGTCCGCTGGTCTACCCCTACATCCGGTGCCTGGCCACCGAGGAGACCCAGACCGGCAACACCTATGACGTCATCCACTTCAACCTCGAACAGGGGCCGCTGGGGGACGACCTCCCCCGGGATGCGGTCGGCCTGACCCGGGTCCTGCTCCCCGAGGGCGGGGAGATCGTCCCGTCCACCGCCAGCTCGTCGTCCAAAGACGGCGGGAAGGAAAGTTTGGCGATCTACGACGAACCCCACCTGTACGTGACGCCGGAGTTGCGCCGAATGTTCAAGACGGTGGACCGCAACCTGCGCAAGCGGCGGCGGGCAGAGCCGTGGGCGCTGCTGACCTCCACGATGTACCAACCCGGGGAAGACTCCGTCCTGGAGGCGGTCGACCGCCAGGCCCAGGCCATCCGCGAGGGCCGCACCCGCGCGGCCAGGCTGCTGTGGGATCACCGCCAGGCCCCGGCCGGGGTCGACTTGACCGACATCGACGCCGTGGTCGCCGCGCTGGCCGAGGCATACGGACCGGCGGCGGCGTGGATGGACCTGCCCGGGATCGTCCACAATGAGTTCTGGGACCTGACCAAGGATCCCGAAGATGCCCGCAGGTACTTCTTCAACCAACGCACCGCCTCGGCGACCGCATGGGTCACCGCGCTGCAATACGCCAGCGGCACCGTGCCCGACCTGCCGCCGCTGGCGGACGGCGAAGAGACCGTGCTGTTCTTCGACGGCTCGGCCGGGGACGACGCGACCGCGCTGCTGGCCGTCGCGATGGACGACGGCCGCCCCGAGCTGCTGCACCTGCAAGAGCGCCCACCCGGGGCCGCGGGCAAGACGTGGCGCGTGGACAAGGCGGCGGCCGACCTGGCTGTGCGGCAGGCGTTCGAGCGGTTCGACGTGCTCGGCTTCGCCGCCGACGTGCGCGAGTTCGAGAACTACATCGACACCTGGGCGCTGGAGTTCCGCGACCGGCTGCTGATCGAGTCCACCACCGGCCGACACCGCCACGCCGTGGCCTGGGACATGCGGGGACGGGTCGCGGAGTTCACCAACGCCGCCGAACGCACCCGCGCCGACATCCGCGCGCACGAGCTGCCCCTCGGTGAGGACCTTCGTCTGCGCCGACACGTCCTCAACGCGCGCGCGGCCCCCAACCGCTACGGGGTCAGCATCGCCAAACCCGGCCGCGACAGTCCACACAAGATCGACGCCGCCGTCTGCCTCATCGGCGCCCGCATGGTCCGCCGCTGGGTGCTGGCCTCGGAGAAGTACCAACGCCGCCACCGCAACCGAGACCGCCGCGTGGTCGTCCTGCGCTGACCCACAGGGCGGAGGTGGTGCCGCGTGCCCGACGACGATCTCTCTGTCCTGCACCACCTCCGCCAACGACTGTCCACGACGGCCTCCCGGCTGCGGCGGTCGGACGCCTATTACGACGGCGCGCAGCGTCTCGCCGCGCTCGGGCTCGGGTTGCCGCCGGAGATGCGCCGTCTCCAGGTGATCGTCAACTGGCCGCGTTTGGTGGTGGACAGCCTGGAGGAGCGGCTGGACCTTGAGGGTTTCCGGCTGGCGGGCGCGGCCGAGACCGACGAACGGCTGTGGTCGTGGTGGCAGGCGAACAACCTCGATGACGAATCCGGCCTGGCCCACCTGGAAGCCCTGATCACCGGCCGCGCCTACATCACGGTCGGCCCGGGGGACAACGGGTCGGACACACCGGTCATCACCCCCGAGTCCGCCCGGTCGATGATCACCGACGTCGACCCGCGCACCCGCGCCGTGCGCTCGGCGCTTCGGCTCTACACCTCCCGGTACGGCGGCGAGCTGGCCGCGACCTTGTACCTGCCCGACCGCACGGTGTTCTACGAGCGGGGCCGGTCCGGGTGGAAGGTCACCGACACCATCGCCCACAAGCTCGGCGTCGTGCCGGTCGTGCCGATCATCAACCGATCGCGGATCTCCGACCGGCACGGCCGCTCGGAGATGGCCGACGTGATCGGCCTGACCGACGCCGCGTGCCGGACGCTGACCAACCTGCAAGGCGCGCAAGAGCTGTTGGCGGTGCCGCAGCGCTACGTCCTGGGAGCGACCCGCGCCGACTTCGTTGACGAGGCGGGCGAGCCGATCCCCGCCTGGGAGGCGTACATCGGGCGGATTCTGGCCCTGGGCAACGAAAATGCCCGGGTCGGACAGTTCAGCTCGGCCGACCTGCGCAACTTCACCGAGGTCATCAACGCCTACGCGCGCATCGTCGCCGCGCTGTCCGGGATGCCGCCGCACTTCCTGGGCCTGTCCACCGACAACCCCGCCAGCGCCGACGCCATCCGCAGTGCCGAGACACGGTTGGTCAAGCGCGCCGAGCGCAGGACCCGCGCGTTCGGTGCGGCCTGGGAACAGGCGATGCGGCTGGGGATGCTCATCACCGACGGCACGGTGCCCACCCAGGCCGCCCGGCTCGAATCCATCTGGCGCGACCCCGCCACCCCCACCTACGCCGCCAAGGCGGACGCCGTGGCCAAGCTGGTCGCGGCCGGGATCCTGCCGGTGTCGGTGGCGTGGGAGGAACTGGGCTACAGCGCCGAACGGCGCCGCCAACTCGCCGCCGCGTCGGGCGACGACCCGCTGGTGCGGTTGCTGGACACCGTCGGCGCCGGTCGCGTCGCCGACCCGCAGGTGCCCGCGGTTCCCGGCGGTGATCGCCGCTGAACCTCACCGAGTACCGCCAGGCCCAGGACCGGGTGGCCGCGCCGGTCGTGGCCGTCACCGTGTCCACTCTGCGCGGGCTGGCGGGCAGGCCGGTCACCCCGTCCGGGTGGCGGCTGCTGCTGGATGTGCTGTTCCCGGTCGTTCTGCAAGGCCGCGCCTCCACCGCCGAGCTGGCGGCACGGTTCTACATCGAGCAGCGCCCGGCCCTGGACCGACCCGCGCCGCCGCTGGACCCGCCTTCCTATCAGCGGGACGCGCTCGACCGGGCCGTTGCCCGCACCGCCCGCACCCGTCTGCGTGATCGCGCCAGCTCACGGGCCGCGATCAGCGACACCGCCGCCGTGGTGACCCGCCACGTCATGCAGGCCGGGCGCGACGTCCTCGTCACCGCCGCCCAGACCGACCGGGTCCGGTGGGCCAGGGTGCCCACCGGCCGCGAGACCTGCGCGTTCTGCTGGCTGCTCGCCTCCCGCGGTCCGGTCTACCGCTCCGCCGACATGACCCGCTGGCACGACCGGTGCGACTGCCTGGTCGTGCCGGTGCACAACCCCGACGACTGGGAAGGGCGCGCCACCTTCCTTGCCGCACAACGACTCTGGCGCGACTCCACCGAGGGCAAGTCCGGTCGCGACGCGCTGAACGCGTTCCGCCGCGCCCTCACCCGCTCACCCGATCCCACCGCGACCTAGACGGTCCACCCCTTGTCCCGCGCTGGCCAGGCCCAGGTGGTCCCGGCTGGTGCACCCATGCCCCAGGAGGGCCAGCCGTGACCATCACCGAACCCACCAACCCCGCTGAGCCGACCGAACCGGCGCCGACCGGCGACACCGACAACGGCACCACGTCGGCGGCCGGGTCGCTCGACGAGCTGCCCGAGTGGGCACAGAACGAGATCCGCCGCGCCCGCACCGAGGCGGGCCGCTATCGGCGCGAGCGCAACGCCGCCCAGCAGGCCCTGACCGCCCGCGACACCACCACGGCCGATCCGGACCAGGCCGCCGAGGTCGAGCGACTCAACACCCAGCTCGGCGCGGCCCAACGCGACGCCGCCCGCCTGCGCGCGGCCATCGCCACCGGGGTCCCCGCGGACTACGTCGCCGACTTCGCCGCGCGCCTGGTCGGCGACACCGACGAGGAACTGGCGGCCGACGCCACGCGGCTGCGCGAACTGCTCGGTCTCCCGGACCCCGACCGCAAGCGCCCCGACCCCACCCAGGGCGCGGGCCTCGACAGCGCCACCACCGCCAGCACCCCCGCCGAAGCGTTCGCGGCGTTCGTGCAGGACCGCCTCAACTGACCCCTTTGGAGTGATCCCCGATACCGCCCGTCACCCTGGCCAACCTCCCCGAGCAGCTTCTGCCGCGTGAGGTCACGGCCCCGATCTTTGAACGTGCCCAGCAGCGCAGTGTCGTCATGCGCCTGGCCGGAACCGTCCCGGTCGACCTGGGAGAGAACTCCGTCCCCACCACCACCCAGCGCCCCGAGGTCGGCGTGGTCGGCGAGGGAGAGGCCAAGCCGGTGTCCAACACCGGATACGCCGTGAAGGTCTTCAAGCCGGTCAAGCTCGCGACCATCGTCGTGGTCAGCGAGGAGTTCGCCCGCAAGAACGTGGGCGGCACCTACACCCAGATCACCGACGACCTCGCCTTCGCCATCGCCCGGGGCGCGGACCTGCTGACCATGCACGGCCGCTCCCCGCTGACCGGCGCGCTGGTCGAAGGCAAGCAGTACATCAACCAGACCAGCAACCGCGTCGTCCTCGGCTCCACACCGCAGGAAGAGGGCGGCATCGCCGGGGACCTGGTCGCCGGGTACGAGCTGGTCGTCAACGACGACACGACCGACGACTTCACCGGGTTCGCCGCGGATCTGCGGCTCAAGCCTCGGCTGATCGGCGCGACCGACCGACTCGGCCGCCCGCTGCTCCAGACCACGACCAACCTCGCCGACGGCATGGACGTCATCCTGGGCCTGCCCGCCGGATACGCCCGCTCCGTGTCGGGCCGTATCGGTGCCAGCGTCGACACCGGTGTCCGCGCGTTCGGCGGCGACTGGAACCAGATCCGCTACGGGTTCGCCGACGAGATGAGCATCCGGGTCAGCACCGAGGCCACGGTCATGATCGACGGCCAGCTCGTGTCGCTGTGGCAGCACAACCTGGTCGGCCTGCTCGTGGAAGCCACCTTCGGGTGGGTCCTGGGCAACGTCGATTCCTTCGCCGCCTACGAGGTCGCCGGAAGCTGAGGGGAGCCGACACCGTGCGCGTGGTCGCGCTCATCCACTTCTACCTCCCGGCACACCGGGCCGGGTCGGAAACCATGCTGCACGCCTTGCTCCGTGCCCTGGTCGACGCCGGGCACGACGCGCACGTCGTGGTCACCTCCCAACCCGAGGGCGACGACGAGTACACAGTGGACGGCGTCCGGGTGCACCGGGCGGGCGCGGGTGAGCGCACCGTGCCCCGCCTGGTCGCCTCCCTGGACCCGGACGTGCTGCTCACCCACCACCAGGAGACCCCGCACGCCTCCAAGCTCGGCCGCGACCTGGGGGTACCGGTCGTGCACGTGGTGCACAACAACATGCACCACACCACCCTGTGGCTGCACAAGCGGCCCGACCTGGTCGTGTTCAACACCTGGTGGATCCGCCGCTACTACGCGACCCGGCACCGGGGCCTGCGCTCGGTCGTCGTGCACCCCCCGGTGTGGGGCGAGCAGCACGCAGCCACCCCCGGTGACCGGGTCACCCTGGTCAACCTCAACCGCGACAAGGGCGGCCTGCACTTCTACGAACTGGCCCGCCGGATGCCCGACGTGGACTTCCTCGGCGTCGTCGGCGGACACGGCGCACAGGTCATCGACTGGAGCGTGCCGAACCTGGAGATCCAGCCGCAGACCCCGGACATGCCCGGCGACGTGTGGTCCAGGACCCGGGTGCTGCTCATGCCCTCGATCTACGAGTCGTTCGGCATGGTCGCCGTCGAGGCCGCGCACTCCGGCATCCCCACCATCGCCCACCCCACCCCCGGCCTGCTCGAATCCCTGTCCTACGCCGGGACGTTCATCGACCGCGACGACACCGACACCTGGGTCCGCACCATCCGGTCCGTGCTCGAGTCCGACACCTGGGGGCCGCTCTCGGCGGTGGCCCGCCGCCGTGCCGTCGAGCTGGACCCCCGCGTCGAGCTGGCGGCGTTCGTCGCCGAGCTCGAATCCCTGCACACCGACCACCAGAGGCGTTGACCCATGGAGCTGATCAACACCGTGGGCACCCGCGTCCACGTCCGCGACGACGTCGCCGCCCGCCTCATCGCCGCCGGATACCGCGTGCCCGCCGACTCCGCACCCGCGACACCGGCCCGGCGAGCGACCACCCGCGCCAAGCGCACCCGGGACCGCGGGCAGTGACCTACGCCAACCCCGACGACGTCCGCGCCCGGCTCGGCCGCCCGCTCACCGATCCCGAACGAGAGCTGGCGGCCGTGCTGCTCGGCGACGCCGAGACCAAGATCCGTGCCCACCTGCCCGACCTGGACGCCCGAGTCACCACCGGCCGTATCCACCGCGACGTGGTCGTCATGATCGAGGCCGACGCCGTCGCCCGCGTCCTGCGCAACCCCGGCGGCTACACCAGCGAAACCGCCGGGGACTACTCCTACACCGTCGATGCCCGCGCCGCCGCCGGATACCTGACCATCCCCGACACCGACTGGCGCGACCTCGGCGTCAACCCCGACGGCGGCCCTTTCACCATCACCCCCGCGATCACCCTGCCCACCTGGCCCAGGCCCTGGGAGGCGGGCCGCTGGTGAGCCTGCTCGACCACGGCCCCGACCAGGTCGTCATCCACCCCTCGGTCTGGGCAGCCGACGACGACGGCAACCACGCCTGGCGACCCGGCCCGACCGGGATCACGGTCACCGCCCGCGTACAGCCGATCAGCTCGGCCGAACTGGTCGTCAACGGCCAAGCCATCGTCACCCTCGCCCGCGTCATCGCCCGCGACGCACCCGCCGGTCCCTGGGATCGGGTCGAGTGGGACGACCGCACGTGGGACGTGATCGGCGAACCCGAGCACCGCGGCGACAGCCCCGCCACCCGCCACACCACCATCGTCATCCGCGCCCGGGGGGTGAACCGTGGCTGAGGTCCACCGCCGAGCCGCCGACATCGTCGCCCACCTGCCCGAGGTCCGCGCCGCCGTCCGCGACGCCGCCGACCAGGTCGCTCAACGCGCCCGCGCCACCCTCGCCGCACACCGCGACACCGGCACCGCCGCCATCGAGACCACCCGAGGCCGCACCGACACCACCGTATCCCTGGTAGACGACGCCGCACTGTCCATCGAGTACGGCCACCACGCCCCCGATGGGACACCGATCCGCGGGCTACGCGTCCTGCGCGACGCCGCCGACCTCTAGCAAGGGGGCGACGAGCATGGCCCGCCTGCTGCCCTACGTCGACGGCCTGGTCCTGTTCCTGCTGCGGGCCGCGCTACCGACGTCGGTCACAGTCGAATCGGAGCTGTCCGAGCCACTGCGTCGCGCGCCCTACGTGTTCATCGACGTCGTCGGCGGCGACGAGCTCCACGCGGCGCAACTCGGTGTCCCCGTGGTCGAGGTCGACTGTTACGCACGCGGCTCCAAACGGGCCGCCGCCGACCTGGCCGAGGCCGTTCGGGCCGCGCTCTACACCGCCTGGTTCGAGCAGACCGTGACCCCGTTCGGGCACCTGGCCTCGTTCCGGACCGTGTCCTACCCACGCGCGCTGCGCCTCACCGGCCAGCCTGCGGAGATCCATCGTTACACCGGGACCTACGCCCTGGGCGTCCGTCCCCCTCGCGCCTAACCAGCGGCGCGCTTTCCCCCAATTCGCAAGGCGACTTGCGGGGAAGGCGCACGTGGGTCGCCACGTCCCTGTGGAGACCTGTTCTTGGCGCTCAACGACTCCGCTGTCCTGATCCCCGGCACCGGTCGCGTCTACCTCGCGGCCCCCGGTCAGGCGGCCCCGCCCGATCCACGCAACCCGGTCGATCCCTGGTCGGTGGTCGGGCACACCTCCCGTGACGACGGGCTCACGATCACCCGCGACAACGGCGACTCCGAGGTGAAAGGCACCTGGGAGAACCCGGCACTGCGCGAGCGACGCGACCCCGCCACCTGGGCCATCACCTTCCAACTGCACCAGCTCGACAACAACACCATGGAGCTGTTCTTCGGCGCGGGCGACGTGGACACCGTCGGCGTGTTCGGCGTCCAGGGCTCGGCGCCCCCGGTGGAGCGCGCGCTGTTCGTGCGCATGATCGACGGCTCGGCCGAGGCCGGGCTGTACGTGCCCCGGGTGTCGGTCGGTTCCGATGACGACATCTCGGTGGATGTGGAGAACTTCCTGGCGTTCCCCGTGCGCGCCCAGGTCCTCCAGGTCACCGGCTCCAACGTCATGGAGTGGTACGCCGCCGGTCTCGGCAAGCCCGCCTGACCGCCCCTTCCCCTGACATGTAAGGAGATTCGTTCGTGTCCACTGTGATCGGGCTCGACCAGATCCGCGCCGAGACCCACCGCAGCATCCAGGACCTGACCGTGGGCCTGGCAGGCGGCAAGGCCGTGTGCCTGCGCAACGCGCTACGCCTGTCGAAGAAGGACCGCGACGCCCTCAAGTCGCTGGGCGAGCGGATCGCCGCCGTCGCCGAGGCCGGGGACGACGAGGACGAGCTGGTCGCCGCGCTCGCCGACGTCGTGCTCCTGGTCGCCGAGTCCAAGCCCACCGGCCGCGCGCTGCTCTCGGAGATCGGCGGCGACCTGCTCACCCTGACCGGGCTGTTCCGCAAGTACCAGGAGGTGTGCCAGCTCCCGGAAGCCTCGGGCTCGACCAGCTAGCCGACAAGGTCGGCGGGGCCACCCTGTACGCCGACCTGCGGCGCTACTACGGGATCGACCTCGCCGACCTGTGGCACGGCACCCTGACCCCGCGTCGGGTGCTGTGGCTGATCGAGCACCTACCCGAGGACTCCGCCACCGTCGCCGCGCTCCGCGGTGGCCCCCAACACCGGGCGTGGACCACCGCCGCGCACCTGCTCGCGACTGTGGCCGACGCCGTACAGCTCGGCACCTGGACCACCATCGCCGCCCACGCCCGCCGCCGCCCCACCCCACCCAAACCGCTGCCCCGTCCGAGCTTGCCGCGCAGGCAGGCGGCGCGGGTGGTGACCGTGGCCGAGATCGCCGCCCGACAGCAGAACGGCACAGCATGATCAGGTAGTCGAGGGGGTGCGCCCCCTTTGGCGGACCCCGGTGGCCGGGAGATCGGTCGTCTCAAGGTCCGGGTCCTGCCCGGTACCGACGCGTTCGGCGCGCCGTTTCGGCGCTTCCTGGAGCGCATCGAGCGGACCAACGTGGTCCGCGTCGCGGCCGAGCTCGACGGCGGCGAACTCGTCGCCGACGCGCGGAAGATCGCGGCCACCGCCGAACGCGCGGCCGGCGTCACCGTCGCGGCCGAGCTGGACGAGGCGACCGTCCAGGCCCGGTGGCGTGCGCTGGTCGCACGGCTCGGCGGGGACACGGTCCACCTGTCGGTGGAGGTCGACAAGAAGGCGCTCGACCAGGTCCGCGAGCTCGGCCAGGGCTTCACCCGGCTGGCCGGGACCACCCTGGCCATCGGCAACGCCGCCGCGACCGCACAGTCCCTCGTCGGGATCACCAGCGCGGCGGTCCAAGCCTCCGGCGCCCTGCTGCTGCTCCCCGCCGCCGGAGTCGCCGCCGGAATCGCGATCGGGACCCTGGTCCTGGGCTTCCAGGGGCTGGGCGACGCGCTGTCGAACCTGGACGACCCGGAGAAGTTCGCCCAGGCCCTGGCCACCCTCGCGCCGTCGGCGCGGGAGACCGCCCAGGCCGTCAAGGACCTGCAACCTGCCTTCGGCGCGCTGCGGCTGGACGTCCAGCAGCGGTTGTTCACCGGCATGGGCCAGGTCGTCGCCCAGCTCGGTGGCTCCTACCTGCCGGTCCTGCGGTCCGGGCTCGGCGGGGTCGCCTCCGAACTCAACACCGGCGCGCGGTCCTTCGCCGACTTCCTGACGTCCTCGCAGTCGCTGGCCGACACCGGGACCATCCTCGACAACGTCCGCGCCGCCCTGGCCGCGCTGTCCCCGGCCGGGACCTCGGTCGCCCAGGCGTTCCGCGACATCGCCGCAGTCGGGTCCGGGTTCCTGCCCGACCTGGCGAGCAAGATCAGCGACGCCGCGCGGCGCTTCGCCGAGTTCATCGCCAACGCGCGCGAAAGCGGCCAGCTCAAGACCTGGATCGGCGAAGGGCTCTCGGCGCTGTCACAGATGTGGCAGTTGCTCCGCAATCTGGGGTCGATCGTCAAGACCGTCTTCGGCGCGCTCGACGACTCCGGCGGCGGCTTCCTGGCGTTCCTGGTCGACGCCACCGGGCAGCTCTCCGCGTTCCTCAAGAGCGCCCAGGGCACCGAGGTGCTGAGCAAGTTCGCCGAGTTCGCCGCGACCGCGGGCGAGGCCGTCTCGGGCGTCCTGGGTGAGGCGCTGACCCAACTGGCCCCGGTGCTGATCAACCTCCTGCCCGCCCTGTCGACCTTCGCGGCCCAGCTCGGGGGCGCCTTGGTGTTCGGCCTCCAGCTCGCAGGCCCGCTGCTCGCCCAGCTCTCGTCGTTCCTGGCCCAGAACGCGGGCTGGCTGGGGCCGCTGGTCATCGGGCTGGGCACCCTCGCGGCCGTGGCCGGTCCACTAGTGAGCGCACTGTCCTTTGTGGTCACAACGGTGCGGGCCGTCACGCTCGCGTTCAACCTGATGAAGCTCGCGTTCCTGTCCAACCCGTTCACGGCGATCGCGTTGGCGATCACGACCTTCGTCGTCCTGTTGATCACCAACTGGGACACCGTGAAGTCCTGGACCACCAACACCTTCCAGGCGATATGGGACTTCGTGTCGAACATCTGGCGCTCGGTGTCGGACTGGGTGTCGGCGCGGGTCCGCGACGTCCTGGCCGCCGTGGGCTGGCTGGGTCAGCTCCCGGGTCGTGTCGCGGGCTGGTTCCGTGGCGTGCGCGACGGCGCCGTGAACGCCGTCGGCGACCTGCTGTCGTGGCTGCGTGGCCTGCCGGGTCGGCTGCTCGATGCGTTGGGAAACCTGGGAAACCTGTTGCTCCAAACAGGACGCGACATGATCCAGGGGTTGCTGAACGGGCTGCGCCAAGCCGCGTCGGCGGTCGGCAACTTCCTCCTGAAGATCGTGAAGGACGCGGTCGGTGGCGTGTTGTCGTTCCTGGGCATTGCCAGCCCGTCGCGGCTCATGCACCAGATCGGCGGCAACACCGCGCTGGGGTTCGCCAACGGCATCGCCGACGCTACCCCCTTGGCGGTGCGTGCTGCTGACCGGCTCGCCTCGGCCGCGACGTTCGACCCCGTGCGGTCTGATTTCGACTACGGCGCAACAGGTTCGGGTGCGGGGCTGACGGTGAACCAGACGATCAACACCCAGCCCGAACAGTCTCCGTGGTCGATCGCCACCGCGGCCAACCGCCAGCTCGGCTACGCGCTGCGCACCGGCGGCGGCCCCTAGGCCCTGTGAGCGCGGGCACCGGGGGAGGTGCGAGTCGATGCCGCCTTCGGGACTTCCACTACGCGTCCGCTGGACGGTCGACGGCCGCGAGTTCAACGGACCACCCGACCAGCTCGGCCGCGACTGGGTGATCGACAAGGTGACCGGCTGGTCCTCATCCCCGGGCGTGCGCGACTCGCAGGCCGCGCCACGCACCGGGGCGCACGGGTCCTGGCCGGGCACCGTCTACCGCGAGGCACGGACCATCCGGCTGGACGGCTGGGTGTACGCGCCGACCTGGGAAGCGCGACGCGACGCCGAACACCGCCTGGCCGCGCTGTGCTCCGACCCCGAGGGCCATTACGAGCTGCGGTGCACCGAGGAAACCGGCGACCTGGTCGCCGGAGTCGTCCAGGACGACGCGACCCTGGTCACCGTCCGCCCCGGCGGGCTCTGGCTTGACTTCTCCCTGCAGCTTGTCGCGGCCGACCCGCGCAAGTACGCCGCCACCGAGCAGACCACCACGACCCGCCTCCCGATCTCCTCGACCACCGGCCTGGACTTCGTCACCGGCGGCGGCCTCACCTTCACCGGCGGACTGGACTTCGGGCCACAGGCGTTCACCGGGCGCGCCAACGCCACCAACACCGGCACCGCGGACACGGCGCCCGTGTTCGCCCTGGCCGGGCCGCTCACCCCGCCCATCACCATCACCCGCCGAGGCGGGTCGACCCTGACCTACCTCGACCCCGTCACCGCCGAACAGCGCCTGGTCATCGACACCCGCGAACGCCTCGTCCTGCTCGACAACGTGCCCGCCCGCACCCGAGCCGTGGTGACCGACTGGGACGCGCTGACCATCCCACCCGCCGCGACCGGCCTCTACGTGCTCTCCCACGCCGACAACCCCAACCCGACCGCCACCCTCACCATCACCTGGCGCTCGGCCTGGTGGTGACCGACCCGAAAGGAGCCCCGTGCCGGTAACGCTCGACGGACTCGACCCCTGGGCGGTCAACCTGCGCGTCAGCGAACGAGAAGCCCGCTACGCCCTCGGCGCCATCCTCGGCCCCGCCCCCGGCCGCCTCATGGGCTGGTCCTCCGGCGTGCTGCCCACCCGCACCGACGGCACCGTCATCGCCGACCTCCGCCCCGTCCTGCGCACCAACGACGGCCTGGGCGTGACCATCAGCGTCGGCCAATGCGTGATCGAACGACCAGGCCAGGGACCTTACATCTGCACCTTGGATGAAACCGGCCGCGTTGAACTCGACACGGCCGACCCCTCCAACCCCAGGATCGACCTCATCGTGGCCCGCGTGTACGACTCCCGACTCGGCGACGCGCGTACCGGGTTCGTCGTCGAGCCCATCACCGGCAAGGCCGCCCCCGAGCCCGCTGCCCCCGCGCTCCCACCCGGCGCCATCCCGCTCGCCACCTTCGCCCTTCCCCCCGCTACCCGCCAGCTCAGCACCGCCATGCGCACCGACCTGCGCCGCGCCGCCGGAACCCGCGGTGGCGTCGGCGTCCTGCTGCCCGGCGACGCACTCACCGACCCCGGCGCCTACCCCGGCCACACCCGCTACCGACCCACCGGCCTGGAAACCTGGGACGGCGAACGCTGGCGCGGAGCACAACCACAATGGGCAGGCGAAGGCGTCAACTGGGTCACCCGAACCGGCATCCGCGACAACGCCGACATCAACTCCCTGGTCGTCCCCGACCCCGGCTGGCCCTACCGCATCACCGGCCAAGGCTCCGCCGAACTCGCGACGGTCGGGTGCCGCGCCGACCTGTTTCTCCGCCTCGACGCCGCCGACGGGCCGATCTTCGCCGTCGGCGTCGGCCCCTTCAACCAAGGCGGCTGGACCCAGACCCAGATGCGCAGCACCGGCATCCTCACCGGCACCCACGCCATCTACCTGACCGCGACCCGCATCTTCGGCGACGGCACCTGGAGCAACACCCCGTACAACACACACCTACGGGTAACCCGCGACCCGGTCGGACCGGCTTAAGCCCGTTCATCGCTGGGTGGGTCTGCGCGGGTGCCACGCCATGGCGGCAGGACGCTCGATCGATGTTCGGCGCGAAGCAGCGGAGCTAGCGCGCGAATGATCGCCGGCTTGTCCTTCGACGGAACATCTCTGATGGCTAGCCAGAACATAGCGAGTTTGATCAACCCGCCGATCACGACTGGCGATGCCGCAACCATGAACAAGATCCCCACATCCACCGTGCTGTCTGTCCTTTGTCCCGAGTGGTCAAGCGGACTGCTCGCAGACAGCCTCAACCTGACCAGTGACCTGGTCCTGTTGAGTCCGCTGCCGGAACAGAGGGCTCGTGCCCTGACGCCTGCGGCGTCTCATCAACCCGGTGGAGGATCGCCGGAGTCCTCATGGACTCCAGGTGGCGCTGTTGGTCGTTTCCGGCGACCTTCAGCCCTGTTGTGGTGAATGCCGAGCACCCTAGCAGGGGAGGGAGGCGGTCTGACGTGCCTCCCCACCTGCTGCTTGGCCACCTGCGCACCGGTGAGATCGTCGCCGAGCTGGACGCACCTGCCGACTTCACCGATCAACTGTCTGCCGCCGGTTCGGCACGCGCCACGATCAGCTTGGATGCGGTGCCCGTCGATGTCGATCTGCTTGCGGTCACCGCACCGTGGCGGCATTTCATGGCCGTTTCCGAGCAGGACACGGTCTTGTGGGCCGGGCCGCTGGTACCCCGTACCCGTCCACCGGCCGCCGGTGAGATCACGCTGTCGGCGGCTGGCCTGTGGGCGGTGTTCGACCACCGGGTGCTTGCGCGGTACGGGTCGTGGGGGTTCACCGATCCGCGCGCCGACCTGGTCCTGACCTTCCGCTCGTTGCCGGGGGTCGCCCTGGACATCGTGCGGACCGCCCTGGACCGTCCGCACGGCGAACTGCCTCTGGTCTTGCCCAACCTCAACAGCTCCGGCGACGAGACCCGCTCGTACTACGGGTACGAGCTGGCCACCGCCGGGGAGCGGCTGACCCAGCTCACCCAAGCCGAGACCGGGCCGGACCTGCACTTCATGCCCAGGTTCACCGCCGACCGGTCCCGGATCGAGTGGGTGCTGCGCGTCGGTACACCCGTGCTCTCGCAGCGTGGCGTCGACTTCCACTTCGATGACGGCCGCCAGCTCGTGGCCTACGGCTGGGATGAGGACGGCTCGGTCATGGCCGACACCGTCCTGGTCCCCGGTGACGGAGTGGAACGCGGGCGACTGATCGGCCGCGCGAGCAACGACGCGTTGCCCCGGGCCGGATGGCCCGCGCTCGACACGGTGATCACCAGCCACAGCAGCGAACGGCAACCCGACGTGCTCGACGCGCACGCCCGCGCCTACCTCGACGTCGTGCGCACCGGCATCACTCGCGACAGCGCCATCGTGCGCACCGACACCACCCCCACGCTCGGGTCCTACCTCGTCGGCGATCACGTCGTCCTCACCCCGCGCGCCGATCGCGCCACCCCCGCGGGCCAACGTCGCCGCCGGATCACCTCCATCACCTACCGAGCCAGCACACCCACCACGGCGGAACTGGGCCTGGCCCCGGTCCCCGCGACCACCTGACGGAGGACACGCCCATTGCCTGTGACCCCCAGCCCGGACGACCTCGCCAACCGCATTACCGCGCTGGAGCGCCAGGTGGACGAGCTCGCGCGCGGCACCCTGTCCAACGCCGTGATCAGCAGCGGCGGAATCCAGATCCGTGACCTCGGCGGAATCCAGCTCACCGACCAGGACGGCCAGACCGTGTTCTTCGTCGGCGGCCTGGGCGGCCGGATGGCACGACCCGACCTCACACCCCAACCGATCACCGCGATCAGCGACGATCGCGGAAAGTGGCGCATCACCGTCTTGGACGACAACCCCGCCGCCAAGGGATACCGCCAGTACGTCGCCATCTGGGACTACAGCGGCAACATCATCCTCGGCGACGACGTCGACAGCGGCTCCGGCCTGGCCCGCCCCTACATCCCGCACACCGTCACCCGCGCCCGCTACTACGACTGGCCCGGCTCCACCAGCGGCGACTGGGAAGCAGTCGAAACCGCCCGGTTCAACCGCCAACACCCCTACCTCGACGCCCGCATCCTCTGCACCACCGACAACCCCGACACCCTCGGGGAAGTCCGGCTACGCGAGGAACCCAGCGGCGTGACCTTCGCGACCGAACCCGTTGCGTTCCAACAGGAACTCAAGTCCTGGCGCGTGCCCGCACCCGGGGTGTTCAACGAGACCCGAGGCGTGCACCTGGAGGTCCGCCGCACAGCCGGTACCGGGAACGTCCGCGCCACCTTCGCCTACGTCTACGGCGTCCAATCCTGACCTGACCGATCCCCACCTCAAGCCCGTCACCACCCGGTGGCGGGCTTCTTTCGTATGTCCACAGGAGACCCGAACAGCACATGACCGACTACGGCATCGACCTATCGCACTGGAACCGCGTCACCGACTTCAACGCGGTGCGCGGCAACGGCATCAGCTACGCCTCGGTCAAGCTCACCGAGGGCGTCGACTTCATCGACAACGCCTCGGTCAGCCACACCAACGGCGCCAAGGGCGCGGGCCTGCGCGTTGGCGGCTACCACTTCGCCCGCGACCTCACCATCAACGGCCAGGTCGACCACTTCGCCGGGCAGCTCCGCGCCCGCGGCCTCCTCGGTAGCGGGGCGCTGGCGCCGATGCTCGACATGGAGCACGCCGACCTGCGCGACAACGCCAACCCGTTCGTCGCCGCGTTCATCGCACGCCTGCGCGCGGTCACCGGCGTCCGCAAGGTCCTCGTGTACGCGAACCTCGACTGGTGGACCCGCGTCCTACGCCCCGACGAGTGGGCCGACGCGGACGTGCACCTCTGGATCGCCCGCTACAACGGACTACCGGGCAAGCCCGATTGGTCCCACCCCCGGCTGGCACTGCACCAGCACACCGACAGCGGCGTCGTCCCCGGCATCCCCGGGAAGGTCGACCGCAACGCCACCGTCGGCGGGTTCACCCTCGACCACCTCACCCTCGACGGCACCCCTGCCCCGGCACCGCCGCCCCTACCCAACCCGGCACCACAGCCGCAGACCTACACCGTGCGCGCGGGCGACACCCTGTCCGGCATCGCCCAGCGCCACGGCACCACCTGGCGCGAGCTGGCCCGCATCAACGGCATCAGCAACCCGGACCGGATCTTCCCCGGCCAGGTCCTCACCCTCACCGGCCCCTCGGCGGGCCGCTTCCACACCGTCCGTACCGGCGACACCCTCTCCGGCATCGCCCAGCAGTACGGCACCACCTGGCGCGACCTCGCGCGCATCAACGCCATCCACGACCCCGACCGGATCTTCCCCGGCCAGGTCATCCGCCTGCCCTGACCGAACCCGGAGGCACAACCATGACCAACCCCGCCACCAACCGACCGCGGCCCCTGCGCGCCGCCGCCCGCATCTTCGGCGGCATCACCGCACTCATCGCCGGACTCGCCAACAGCGGCGTCATCACCGCCACCCAGGGCAGCGCCATCCAGGGAGTCATCACCGCCGTCCTGGTCCTGCTCGGCACCCTCGGCATCGTCACCGTCGCCGAGCCCAAGGTGACACCGCTCGCGGACCCGCGTGACGTGCAAGGCCGCCCGCTGACGTCGAGCGACTGACTCGCACGACCGTTAAACCTCAAACCCCGTGCAGGGTCGGACTGAACTTCAGTCCGACCCTGCACGGTTCCTATTCTCAGAGAGTCCGAATGACACCGAAAGAGTGGGGCCGGATACAGGCCGCGAATTCCCCCCAGTGGGACGGTTCGATGTGGGAACGAGTAGGACTCATCTTCGGCGTTGAACTGGAGATACTTAGACCGCCACAAAGCCCGTTGCTGGAATATCCGAGCGCCATCGAAGCTCCAAACGATCCGGATTGAAGCGACCTCCCCGTCCGGCCGGGTGAACCATAACGGCGTTGAGCGCTAGCCGCATGTAAGTACGTTTCTGCGAAATGTCCAGCGACGTGTCGGGATCATCCGAGAACCACCGTTCGCGAATGTCGGCAACTCCCTCCAAAGCGGTCCGACCAGACAGTAGGAATTTCCGCCGTTCGACTCGCAGACCTCTCAGTTCGTCTTCGAGCGAGCGCACTGCGGAAAAGAAGAAGTCGTCCGAGATTCCGCCCCGCGTCCACTCGGTCTTCATACGCGCCAACTTGGCCTCCTTCTCCTCGTACTCGCCCGCACTCTCCCACACTGCTTCGGTAACATCAAAGGCGATCACCTCTTCGAGCTTGGCAAGCACCGCCTCGGTGACGTACTCCTCCAGTGCCGCACCTTTGACGGACAC